CCACATACTGCATAAGCAGGGTAAGTATTATATCGTGCACTTCAAAGAGCTATTTGCTCTTGATGGTAAACCTAGTAACTTTGGCGACGACGATATTGCAAGACGCAACACAATTGCTAATTTATTGACAGAGTGGGGTTTAGTTTCTCTGGCAGATAAAAGCAAAAGCAGCGAAAAAGTTGCTCCTTTGAATCAGATAAAAGTTCTTCCCCACAAAGAGAAGAATGACTGGACTTTAGAAGCTAAATACAACATTGGTAAGAAACTATAGTAAGGATTGAGAATGACCAATTTTATGAAAGTGAAAGAATTTATGACTACGTTTCGTCAAGAAGTGAAGACGAAGCCCGAGTACCCTGGACTTGATGTCGCCGCTTTGCGGTATGAACTTATCCGCGAAGAACTTCAGGAATTGTTAGTCGCGACCAGCCAAAAGGATATGGTTGAAATTGCTGACGCTTTGACCGATTTGCTCTATGTCGTTTATGGCGCAGGTCATGCGTATGGTATTGACCTTGATGCTTGCTTCGACCATGTGCACGCATCAAACATGAGTAAACTTAATGAGTTTGGCCAGCCAGTCTACAGAGACGATGGTAAAATTTTAAAAGGTGTGAACTATTGGGCACCAAATATGAAACAATTTGTGGGAGAAGTGTGATGAACAGACAAGAAGTATTTGAAACATTAAAAGTCGATGAGGGCGTCAAGTATGAAATTTACAATGATCACCTCGGTTATCCAACGTTTGGAGTCGGTCATCTTGTCATCGAAAGTGACAAGGAACACGGCCAACCAGTTGGAACGCCAATCAGCGAAGAAAGAGTTGCAGAGTGTTTCGAAAGAGATCTCGACACCTCTATCTCAGAATGTGTCACTTTATACGGAGAAGGGTTTAATGACTTCCCCGACGGTGTCCAACAAGTCTTGGTCAATATGATGTTTAATATGGGCCGCCCACGTTTGAGTAAGTTTAAGAACTTCACTGCAGCGCTTGTAGAAGGCGATTGGGCGCGTGCCGCAGTAGAAGGCCGCGACTCGCTTTGGTACAGACAAGTTACTAATCGCGCAGAACGATTAATGAAGAAATTGGAAGAAGTTTAATTTATTATTTATGAGGTGTTTTTATGTTGTTTAGATCTTTAATTGTGGCACTCGCTTTTGGAGCAAGTGCGTTTACGTTGGCCCAAGAGGATGTCATTAAGACGGACTCAATTACAAATAGCACAGTTACAACTAAGTCAGATTCGACTACTACGTTGAGATCGCCACCCGCGTCTGCGATCACTCCAACGATCAATACGTCTAATTCTGACTTATGTACGTTCGGAGTTGCTGGCGCTATTCAAACTCAGATCCTTGGCATCTCAACAGGTACTCAGGTGACTGATGAGAACTGCGAGCGGCTGAAACTGTCTAAGACACTGTATGACATGGGTATGAAGGTTGCCGCTGTATCTACCATGTGTCAAGATCGCCGTGTCTTTGATGCGATGATGAATGCCGGCACTCCTTGCCCCTTTGATGGCATGATTGGCCCAGAAGCTAAGGCAGCTTGGGAAACGAACACGGAGAGTCAACCAGGCGGGAACAGTAAAGATGAGGAAATGTCAAATGGTACTAAGACAGTGTTGGGTAGCGCTGGCGTTGCTAGTCTACTCTTGCTCCTCTTACTCTGAGGAAACGTTCGGATCCACGCCTAATGCTGCGTCTGCCGGCTATAATTGGGTAATGAGTAACATCCTGCCGCAGCAAGCAGGCTTGGAAGTGAACGGGGTAATATACCGATACACCGCAGTTAAAGATGTTGCTGACGATATGGTAGTCCACGTTCAGAATGAGAACGCTCTCGGCGCTGGATACATTTTTAGATCGAGCGACGACTGGTCTGGATTGCCAGGAAACACAATTAGAAAAGTTGTGCCCGTTGATAATATTGACATATCATATTGGGGCAATGGCTCGATACAAGTAGATGGTACTGGAACGGTGGAAGACGCCACTGTTATTTACACCTACCAATACGATCCTTGTTTCGACCCACAATCCAGAGCAGATTGCCCTGGATATATTGCTCCAGTAGAATATAGCGTGGAGGAAGTTAGCTATTCCGAACAAGATTATATTCAAGAGGAACTCGATCGTAAGAAGGTTGAGCGAGACGATGAAGAACAAGAAGAAGCTGATAGAAAGGCTGCTATTAAACGTAAGAGAAAGGAAAGCGACGAAAGTTTGGAAGTGTTATTAGGGTTTGTGAATACTGATATGTTATCGCAAGAGCAACTAGTGCGGCACGAATTGTTAAGGGCGACGAATAATTTGTCTGTCTCATATTATGTTACTCTGTCGGGAGGTTATTATCCAGAGGCTATTAAAATGATTGATAGTAATATTCCTGATAGTAGAAAGGGTTTGAGAGTTAATCTGGCAACTCAAATCTTACACCAAAAGATGATAGATTCACAGTATGACAAATAAACTAAACACAGGAGAACATTAAATGTTCAAGAAAACTCTTATCGCGGCAATTGTAGCTGCGCTTCCCATAGTCGCATCGGCCACTGAGGTTAATATCTCCGGTACTGTGCAGTCCAAGTGTATCGTGCAATTAGATACTATGGGCATTTACGGCAACCCGACGCCCGAAACTTTAGCAACAAACCCAAGTTCCGGCGGCGTCATCCCGATCGTCCGCTTTGACGTAATTCAGGCAAACTTCTACAAGGCTCGTATCAGCTACCCAATTTCGTTTTCGCAAAGCCCTGCTTTGTCTGATGTTGTAAATTGGACTGGTACAGTTTCGGTCGGCCAGATTTCAGACACTCAAATGTCTGCATACTCTTCTGCCATGATTCAATATGATAACGTAGTCGAAGTCGATCTCGCTTATGCTGGTAGCACTTGGTTCGATATCGACTCGACTGCTGCTTATGGCTACAACACAGCATTACCCGCTGGGACATATCGTGCTGTCGTAACTGCCGAATGCATTGCGTTGTAATATGATACGATATATTATGGTAGTATTGATGATGTGCGGTGGGTACGCAAGTGCCCACCAGTGGACTCCAACATATCCTGTAATGAAGAATTCTTACGCTTCTAATGTTATGGTCACCCGAATGGAGCTGTTTAACAGTAGAAATGATGTGACCTATTATGAAATAGGGGTGTTTGATGCTGATTTTATTCCGGTGCCATTTGCCGCTGAATCTAAGATAATAAATATTCAGCATCTAGGCAGAAAAAGCATTGATGTGTTTATACGCAAGAAAGATATTGGACAAGCAGTTTATATTTGCTCCAAGTCTAAACTGTTAGCAAGGGGATCTGCTACAACTTCTATATCATCGAGAATATGTTCTAAAATAAAGTGAGATGAAACCCAATGAGATGGTTATTTGTAATATTTTGCACACCTTTGATCAGTTTTGGCGCCATGGCAGACTCAAGTTCGTTGAATTTGGCCATGCCGATGACACAGCAAAGTTATGCTTCTGATAGGATACGGTCGGCAGATCAAGTAGAATGTTCCATGGCTATCGGCTCATCAACAAATGTTGAGTTTGGAGTTGTTGGAATTCTTAATCAAAATGACCCATGGAACAGCTATAATAATTCAGACATGATCATAGATACGAATTATGATAGTAATGCACTAGTGAGAGATATTGGGGTGTATGCTAAGATCACTATCCCGATTGGTGCCCCGAAGGAACGGCTAAACTGTAATACGTTGTATCTACTAGAAATTGAAAAGAAGCGTCTAGAAGTACAGAAACTTAAAGCTGAGATTCAGAGTCTCAGAGAACTACAGTTCGAGAATTGATGATATGGCAGAAGAAGAAAAAGAAAGCGGAACCACAGTCGAATTTGGCGGGCTGTCGTTCACCGGCGGCAAGGCAATGGTGCTTGTCACCGCACTATCTACACTTGGTGGTGCGGCATGGGGCGCATTCGAATTTTATGCTGACTATATGAACATGAAGGAGATTATCGAGAACATTGACACTGATGCTATTTCTGCCCGTAACGATGTGATCGAAACCAAACTCGATGAAGCAATCGATTACTCCCGTAGTATTAAAAATGACCTACGCGATGACTTTAATCGTATGGAGAAGAACGTAGACCGTATCGAAGATTCCAATCGCAATATGCAGGATAAGGTTAAGGAGATGATTGATAAGGCGGGCGAGAGATTTGATACCAAACGAGAGAGTCTACAGTTAGACACAGATTTGAAAATGAATGCCCTCGAAGATAGACTACAGAAACAAATTCAGACCGTGTTAGATAATCCTCTGGCCGATTAAAGCGGTATTCGTCAAACGAATACCGACTATAACTTAAATAAATTAGCGCATTAGCGGTATATATGGTACAATACATATATAAATTGATTGGGGTATGGTATGTATTTTATTGAAGGCCGCCACGCGAAGCATGAAATCGTAGAACAATACGTTATCAATATGATGAAGTCTTTGAATATTCACCGATTCACCTCTAGAATTGTTTCTATCACCTTCAAGGGCGAGCTGGACAATGAAGCTCAAGGTCTGTGTACTGGTGACGCGACTAGCGCTATTATTTCTATCGCCACTAAAGATTGTTCTTTCCTTCGTCAAATGCAGGCACTTGCCCATGAAATGGTACACGCTAAACAATTCCTTCGTGGTGAATTGACCGCCGAGGGAGTTTGGATGTGGAAGGGCCGCAATGCCGACAATTATGCCTACACCAACCAGCCTTGGGAAAAGGAAGCATTTCGCCTTGAGCGCGAGTTATTCTTGGACTGCTTCCCCTTCGACGAGTATGAATAGTTATATGCATATAGCTAATCGGTATAAAAAACTAAGATAAACTCCTTTACTTCCTTCTAAAATTCTAGTATAATACCTGTATAAATTGAAAATAAAGAGATAACTATGAATATTAATCTGAATGCGGTACATGTTTTTGGCGGTTTACTTGTAATGCTTGGTGCCGTTGGCGGCCTTGAAAATGATACTATGTCATTTAGTAAGGCTATGATTTTGTCGGGTATTGGTATGATCTATGCGCTATATGGCGTTGTTAAACTCAACGAAGAATATCAAGATAGAGACGAATAATATGAAGGCTGCTGTGGAATCAAAAACTCCATTAGTTTGGTATGTTAAGTGGGCCGCGACCATTATGATTTTGATCTCGGTCTCCTTTCGCAACGCCGGCGTTGAATATTATCTGCTCGATATGATATTCGGCACTATCGGCACCATCCTTTGGTTGTGGGTGTCAATTGTCTGGAAAGATAGAGCGCTAATCATGCTCAACGTGGTAATGTTTGTGTTGTTATTTAGTGGCGTGTTAAAGCAAATCGCTTGATATTTACCCCTGGGTATAGTATAATTGAGTTTGGTTTGAATGATTAAGGGTTTGTAATGGTTTATAGTAATGTAATTTTGACCGATATTGATGGCGTTGTTCTGAACTGGGAATATGCCTTTAATGTTTGGATGGCCGAACACGGGCATTTCGTTGAAGAGCGAGAGAATCCTGTGTATGATATCAGTAAGGCTTACGGTATTGACCGCGCGACTGGTAAGCGAATGGTTCGTATGTTTAACGAGAGCGCCCATATCGGGTTCCTCCCCCCGCTACGCGATTCTATGTACTACATGAAGAAACTGCATGAAGAACACGGATATGTGTTTCACGCAATCACCAGCTTGAGCAGTAACCAAAATGCCCAGAAGTTGCGTATCATGAATCTACAGAAGCTGTTCGGCGAAACTCTTTTCGAGAAGTTCATTATTCTTGGTTGCGGCGACGATAAAGATGAAGCTCTTGAGCCTTATCGTAACAGCGGCCTGTTGTGGGTAGAAGATAAAATTGAAAACGCACAGTTAGGTGTTAAGTTGGGTCTCGACAGTGTTCTGATGGCTCATGGACACAACCGCGATGAGTATAACATTCGCCGCGTTCAGAACTGGAAACAAATCTACGAAAAGTTGGCAGGTTAATGAAGTTTTATACGCACGTCCATGTCCGCGGAGATAATATCAATGTTCGCGGATATAAGAACGGTAAGCGGTTTGTACACAAAGTAGAGTATAATCCAACTCTGTATATACCAAGTCGGCAGGAAACCGAATTCCGCACTTTAGAGGGCGGTTTCGTTTCTCCTATCCAGATGGGCAGTATCCGCGAGGCAGCAACGTTTTCGCAGAAGTATAATGATGTAGCAAACTTTAAAGCCTATGGCTCGACCAAGTGGGCGTATGTATACTTGAACGAAAACTTCGGTAAGGACTATGACGTAGAACATGTCCGAGTGGCCAATATTGATATTGAGGTTGCGTCCGAAGAAGGTTTCCCATCCCCAGAACTAGCGAATCAACCCGTCACTGCGATCTGTGTGTCGTATACTGAAGAAGGTAGAAGGCGCTATCATGTTCTGGGGGTGGGCGAGTATAATAATACTCGTGACGAAGTTACATATATTAATTGCAAAGACGAGATGCGTTTGCTATCGGTATTCCTAAACTTCTGGACAAAGCTCGACCCAGATATCGTAACAGGGTGGAACGTCGAGGGATTCGACATTCCGTATCTAGTCAATAGAATCACTAAATTGCTCGGCGAGAAGGAGTGTAAACGGCTGTCTCCCTTCGGTTGGATCAAGACTAGGGAGATAACCAAGTTCAATCGCACTGAAATTATGTATGAGCTGACTGGAATTTCTACACTCGATTACTTGCAGCTCTACAAGAAATTTACATATTCTCAGCAAGAATCTTATCGGCTTGATCACATTGCTTTTTTGGAACTTGGCGAACGAAAGTTAGATTACTCTGAGATGGAGAATCTCAATCAGCTTCATAAGTTGGATTATCAGAAGTTCATCGATTATAACATAAAAGACGTTGCGATTGTAGATGGCCTTGAAGATAAGATGAAGCTGATCGAGATGGCATTGGCAATTGCGTATGACGCTAAAGTGAACTACGATGATGTGTTCGGTCAGGTTGGTATGTGGGATACTCTAATCCACAACCATTTACTTGCCAGGAATATTGTTATTCCGCCGAAGGAAAGAACATTTAAAGGCGCGCAATTCGCTGGTGGGTATGTGAAGGAACCGCAGATTGGCATGCACAATTGGGTGATGAGCTTCGACTTAAATAGTCTATACCCT